CGACCAGCAGCGTCGCTCCGGAATAAAGCCGGTCCGGATCCAGGTACCGGGCCCGGTAGCTTGTTATCCGGACCTTCATTTTTCGCTGGGGCGCCAGATCCGGGATCCGCTTCCCAATGTCGGCCAGGGCCGCGATGATCATCCATTCGTAGGCCTCCAGGATCCGGGCCCGCTTCGCCCAATGGCTCCGGAGGATAACGTTCCCACTATGAATAGGTTCCCCGATCGTCATCATTATCATTTTTTCCGGTCCTTTCTCCGGCCGCCGCGTTCCAAATATTTTTTTATAATCGCCATCAAGGGCGCCGCCGTGGGCCGCCTGTATTTCATTTTCCTCATGTGCCGGATCTCCCAGGGTCCCAGGTCCCAGGAATCGAAGACCGGGAGCGTCGGCAAATATACGGAATGTCGAAATCGGAAGGTCGAAAACCCCCAATAATTTAGGTGCCAGCGGCCTGCGATCTTCATTTTTTAATTTGCTCTAAAAATTTCTCTGCTATTTCTCTCGCCCTTTTATCAATTGTTTTTTGGGCCTCTTTTTCTCCGAGCTGAAATCCTAACATGAAAGTGAGGGCCTCGACGATGACGCCCAAAAAAATGATTACCAAGATCGAAAAATTCATTTTTTAATCTCCTCAAGGAATCTTCGTAGGTCGACCAGGCAGGCTTTGTTCCAGATCGTTTCGCCGCAAGGGAAAAAAGCGTATTGCCTCCAGGCACCGTACCATCGAATTTGGCCGAGCTTGTCTCCCCGGCTTTTTGATAAAACATCATAGACGTCTGTCCTGGGAAGCGTGGCCACTTTTAAAAATTCTAAATATTTACTTTCCATCTTCATGTCCCTTCCCTTGTCGGGATCTTCTCGGCGATTTGTTTTATCCTTTCCCTTGTTTCGGCAAGCTGTTTTAGTAATGTCGTTTCAATCTCTTCCGGTTTTCTAAAATCCGTTCGCAAAAGGGATTTGAAACATTCCATGAAATGCTTCCGATCAAAAGCCTCGCTTTTTGGATCAGTTTCCCCGAATCTTTGCCAACTGCCAAAGGCAATCCGAATAGTCTCATTAAGCAAAGGATCTCCGTGTTTTTCTTCCACCAAATGAATGGCTGAACATGCTTCGTTCCATGCCCGGAGAGCGCGAATCTCATTCTTATCTTCTCTATTTCCTTCGCCAAGAAGCGTAAGAAATTCAAAGGGCAAAGGAAAGGTAGAGATTTTTTTTGTCCTCATAATGGTATCGGCAACGCCACAAATATCTGCAAATGAATAAGGAGATAGAACGTCAAAGTATATCGCAATCTTCTCTTTTGAAATCGGTTTCCCAGGTACAAAAATATCCTGAAAATATGCCATTAATTTAGCAAAGGCCATCTTGTCTTGATCCGTCATTTTCTCTTTGCCTCCCCCTCTTTCAACCAGTCCCTTATCCCCGAATATTGATCTGAGCCCTTCGCCTTCATCCAAAGCTGGTCCCACTTCTCGCGCAGCTTCGGCATGGAAAGGATGTTTCCCTTCCAAAAATTATCAGCTTGGCAGAATCTAATGACAGCCTCGATTTCTTCCGGAGTCCGCTTATCCCGGTCCCTCAGCAATCTGCATTGGCGAATCCATTCTTCCTGTCTTTTCGGGGTGAGTCGTTTTATCGTGGAAGATTCAGGATTATTTTCTATCATCAAATCAATCAAAACCTGGACGAGTTTTATGTCTATTTCACAACCCCCTTTGTTCTTCTCTTGGTCTTTATTCTTAGAAGAAAGAGAAGAAGAAGCAGAAGCAGAGTGTCCGTGACTGTCACATTCTGTCACGCTGATGTCACGCTCTGTCACGCTTTTCACCGCTTTTCTATGCCTTCTCTGCCTGACAGCATCGTTCTTCATCGAATAGGTGAAAGCCCTGTATTTTCCGTAATTTATAACAAAATAGCCGCCGTCGACCCGCTTGATCCTCCGGCCTTCTTCGGCCAGACCTCTCGATCTTGGATCCGGCTTCTCCAGAATTTCAAGAGCTTTATCGGTTATTCCTAAACTCAGATGGCAAACGGAAGATAAAAAAACAGAAGAAACTTTGGCGATCCCATCCGGACCGCAAGAGGCGAGAAGGCCAATCCAAATCTTGAAAGTGGCGGGATCTTCCATCATGATCGAAGATTGTAGAATTCCCTCATCGAGTTTAGTAAATCCCAAATTAATACCCATAAATAAATAACCCCTCCGCGTTCGTCCGATGAAGCACTTGCCCGGGTGGGGCTAAGAACGGACTACTAACTTCGGGGTTATTTTGTTTCTTGTTCATGGAGGTGCTTCATGGTCAAACGATAATAAATTATTCACGGCTTGTCAAGCAAAGAAAAGGCGCCGGGTTAGGATGCTTCGTTCGCGACCGCTCCACCCTTGTACCTCCGGCGCCTGGTTCTGCATTTGTCAGCGCCTCCCGAGTTCGATCTTCATCTCTGCGATTTCGTTTTCCAGAAAAGCCCGGGTGTTTTCGTTTCCCGTTTTGAGGTTCAGGATCCGCATCTCCTGTTTTTGGATGTAGCTTTCGTGCTCCTCGATCGTCCGGGTTTGGTCCTTGATTTTCTGCTCGAGTCGCTTAAAACAAAACTCGCAATAAAAGGGCCCGTTCCCGGTGCCTTGGCATTTGTCGCAGGTCATTTTGGTTCCTCTTTTAATCCGGCCGAGAATTCGCGGTCCTCTTTTTCGGCCGCCGCCTTCGCCATGCTCCGCCTTCTTTCTTTCTGCGGCCCGATCCGTTTGATCGATGTGCTCTTTGTCTCTTTTTTCTTAGCGAAGGCCTCCTCGATTTTCTCGATCTCTGCCTCGGCCTCCGGTGTCAGATCGATCTTCTTTTTCTTCGTGATTTTGGTTTGGATCTCGATGTCGTTAATGATCCCGTTCTGCCCGTAGTATTTTCCCGGCTTTTCATCATCGCCGACGAGCTTTTCCTTGATCTCATCAAAATCCTTTTTGGCTTTTTTGGCCGCGTCTTGCAGCTCCAGGTAATATTCAAGAAGGACCGTTTCGCTCTGTTCGATCGGGATAAATTCGGATGTCCGGATCGGTCTGCAAATTGCATTGAATCCGCACATCGAGCACGTGTCGGGCTCGTATGGAATGGGGGCTGGAAAGGTCCCGGCTGCGACATGGCGGTTGACCGCCTCGGCCATCGCCTTGTCCCGGGCGAAAAGGTCCGGGTCAAAGACCATGGGCATGATCCGGGGGCGTCGGCCGAATGTCTTTAAAATTAAAAGCCCTCCCGGCAGGCGATGCCCGACGAGGTAAATATTGAGCTGGGTGGTGTGCTTTCGGATCCAGAATTTGGGGTGGTTTTTGATATCCCAAATCGTCCGGGTCCCTTCCCAATAAATCGGGTTGATTGATTTGACTTCGACCGGGATCTCCCGGATCCTTTCAAAGAAACGCTGATATTTAGCTGGGGTTTCGATCATTCCGTCGATCTTGCCGGTTAGCAAGATGTCCGCCAGCTCGACCCGGGTTTGGGCCTTGACGAGCGTAAAGCCGACTTCGTCCAGAATTGCCCTGGTCCGCTTCTCCTGGTCCTGGCCCTCTTTGACCCGCCAGAGGCCGTCCAAGTCCATCCGGCGTTCCTCTCTCCAGCGGGTCCGCTTAAATGTTAAATTAAGGGCGCAGGGGTGCCCGATTTCCGAGGCCCAATTCGATTTTGAATGGTTCCAGGGGTCGTGGTCCTCTGCAATCGCGTTGTCGAGCTTGGCGCCAATCTCGGCCGCCAATAAACAAAGGCCGCCGTAGATCTTCGCTTCAGGTTTTACTTCCGGGGGTCGGGGAGGAAAAATTTCAAGGGTGCCTTGCATTCCTTGTTCGGTCATTTCTTCTCATCCGCGAAAGGAAGGCCCTGGTCCTCCTCCGCTTCGGCCGTGGGCTCCTCATCGGTCTTGGCCGTGTCCGCAACATCCTCGAGAGCTGCTTTTTCTTCGCCTTCGTCTATGTCTGTCACGATCCCGGTTTTCTTTTCGATCTTCGGTCCGGGGGCAGTCGGATCGGCACCATGCTCCGCTTCGGCCAACATTTTTCCCAAATCGGCGGGGGCTGCGTCGTGGCGATAGCCATAAACTGTCGCCGTAGCCATCCAACCCTGGGCGCTTTGCTTTGCGATAACCCGGGCGATCCCAATGGCCGGGTGATCCTTCAGAATGTTCCGGTCGACGATCGTCTGCGCTATCCGGTCCCCGAATCGCTGGCGCTGCGTGTGCTCCTCCAGACAGTCCAGAATTGCCTGGTCCTCGTAATTAATCCAAAGTCCGAGCGGAGGCTGGGTCGAGAAGAAGGCCCAGGATCCCTTCATCGTCGGGGTCTTGTCCTTGATCCCGTAGACCGCGCAATCCGGGAATTCCTTTTTTCCGGTCGGGCGCCCATCCTTCCATTCCTGTCTTTTCATCTTGGCCTGAATGCTCTGGATGAAATAAGTATAAATGTTGTAGAAAAGGGTTTTGTCGACGGCGACCAGCGTTCCGGCCGGGGTGTATCCGAATCCGATTTTTCGAAGGTTCACGGCCGTAATTGCTTTAGTTTCCGGATCCCTTTCGATAAAAGGGTTCGGCCGCTCTTTGCCGTCGACGATGACAGCCTGGGGGCTTAAGATTGTGATCCCGGCGACCTTATTGAGCTGCGTGTACCCGGCCGAGGAAATCGAAAAATCCCGCGTTGCCGGGCCCTGGTCCTGTTCTTCATCTTCGGGATATTGACTTGTCGCCGGGTCCCCTCTTTTCTGTTTCTGTTTTCCTTTCCATCCTTTTCCCGGCAGGCTGTAGAGGTGCCCCATTTTCTCGAAGAGCGAAATGTCGGCTTTGATCGGCCGCATGATAGCGCCGGTCTTGTCGGCTTTGATGTAGACCGTTCCGAAATCGGCGGTCAGGGCGACGACCGATTTCTTCTCCGGCTTTTCGGGCGGTTGCTTCTTGAGTTTCTCAGTCACGGGGATCCGCCTCCGATTTCGGTTCTTTCATGGTGTTGATCGTATCCTTTTCGACCGAATCAAAAAATTCCTCCGCTTTTTTGGCTTTCGCTTCCTCGACGATCTCCGGGAGCACCGCTTCTGAAAAACTCTCACCTCTCCCCATCCGTTCCTGGACGCGACCGATCGTCTCGCCGAGTTTCTTGGCCGTCATCAAATCGCCCGTGATCGTGATCTCTTTGTCGGCGCCGGAAAGCATGGCCAGGTATTGCTGATCGGTGACCGCGTTCAAAGCCTCGATTTTGGCCGTGACCGTTTCCGCAATCTTCTTATAAAGACCGCGGTCGTTGTAATCCGGCTCCCGTTTGGTGGTGACCGTAATTGAGCCGGTTGCCCTGCTGAGAATGCTGGCGATCCGCGTCAGCTCTCTCAGCTCCTCTGTGATTTTTGACATGAAATCCTCCTAAAATAAAATTTGATTTCGCTTATGCTCCCAACCGTTCGATTTTCTTTTCGAGGGCGTGGAGCTTTTTGGTCAAGGCCAGCAATTCAAGATGGCTGGGCTTGATAATTCCCAGGTATTTGGCGACCGCGATGGCCGCTTCGTTGGTAGGCTCTACAGTATTATGGATCCAATTATAAAAAGTCTGCCGAGAAATTTTCGTCACCTTTGACATCTCTTTAATTTCTATGCCTTGCCGTCGAATAATCTTTTTGAAATTTATTCCGGTGAGGCAGGTTTTAAGGAAATTTAATTCCTGTAATTTTTTGGGGTTCATGAATTCCTCCTGGGGAGCGTTTTACGCGTCAAATTGCCTGTCAAATTTGGCATCATCCTTATATTAAGGATCCCGCCTTGGCTTGTCAAGCGGTTTTTCTCCCATTTTCCAAAAAAAAAGGCGGGGGGATTTCTCCCGCCCGCCTTCGGATCCTGGTCATTATTTGAGGGGGCCCAGGGCGTCGATTTCGTCTTGTAGCTCTTTCATCCGGAGCCGCTCGGGCGATAACGTCGGGTTCAATTTGGGCGCCATCGCTCGGGCCTCCTCTCGCTTCTTGTCCTTCGCGGCCTGAATCCTGGCCAGGGCTTCTTGTGTCATCGGTTGGTGCGGTCGGATCCGGCGTCGCCCGTTCATTCGGTGCCTCCCTTCTGTGCTTTCTTCGCCGCTTCGTAGTACGGATCCTTGTCCTCCTCTGCTTCTTCCGGCTCCATAAAGGTTGGCGGCCCGATCTCGATCTCCGTTTGTCGAGGATGGTCCTGGAGCTTAATGCTCCCGATCCGGGCCCGGCCCGGGTGCCCAGGACGCGGGATGACCGTCCCAGCCCAGCGGATCTTCGACCAGATCCGATCCAGGGCGTCCATGGCCGTTTCTTTAGTCAGGCCCTCTGCTTCGAATTCGATGATCAATCGGCCTTCGATCCTGATTTTCTTCATCGGCTGCTTTCCTCTCTGGCTCTGGCTTCCCGATGATCTCGGGCCGTCCGGAAATCTCCGCGCTGCTTGAATAGCGCCAGGTTCCGCTTTTCCCGCCAGGTCAGCTTTGCGCTCTTTTGCTCGGCCTGAATCGCGGCTTCTTTTTTGAGAGCTTTTTTCAGGTGTCGTGCTTTCATCGGGTACCTTCCTTGTCGGCCGGGAAAACCCAGGGCTGGGTTTTCGAATACCAGCGATAACCTGCCCAGGGCTGGTGGGGATGGGTCACTAATTTGGAAATGGGTATCCCCGTTTCGACGCGAATCCGGCGCGGATCGTCATCGTCCGCCATGATCATCCCGCTTTTGGTCAAAAGCGCCAGCAGGCCACAGGGTCCTTCGCCGCCGTAGCCGACTTCGAATCCGTCCGTCTGCAAAATGATCCGGTTCCGGCCGTCTTTCGGATCCTGGAAATAAATCGACGTGATCAGGTTCCCGTCCTCCTGCCTCTCGACGTCGATTGCGAACGGCGAGGGGAGTCGCAGCTCCTTCATTTCTCTCTCGATAAATTCGGTCGAGAGGTGCGTGATGCCGCCCTTCTTGTCCTGGATAATTCTATCCATGGTGTACCTCCTCGGGTCCCCGGCAAGCGGCCGGCACGGCCGCCCTGCTTTTCTCCCTCAGCGTTAAGCTCGGGCAAGGTGAGCGCCGTTTTATTCGGGCTGTCGGCTAGTCGGCTAGGCCATGTCCGGTTTTTCTCCGGCCTTGTTGACCCGAGGTAATTCTCGGCGCTCTACCTTCCGTTCATCTTCGATCCAGGGCTTCTGAAATCTGGCCCTGGGGGTCCAGGATCTTGGCCATCCGTTCCCGGATCGGCTTTCCAACCGGACCGTTTACGGCCAGGAAAAGCCGGATAAAAAGTGCGCGGCTGTAATCGTAGGCCGCGATCCCGGCTCCCCCGGCGTGTTCAAAAATCTCCGCCAGGGCGATCTCCGTGGCTTCCCGGATCGTCATCCATTTTCCGTTGATTTCGATTTTCTCGATGTCGACCTGTTCGAGGAGATAAATCGGAATCATCGCCTGCCTCAGATCGTCCCGGGTGACGCCTTTCGGGTCCGCCGCGTTCATGGCCGCGATCTTCGCCTCCTGGCGCCGCTTCCGCTCGTTGTGCATGACCTGGATCTGTTTTTTTTCGTTCTCTGTCATGGTTTTCTCCTTTGCGTCCCCGGCAAGCCTTTCGGCTCCGCTTTTCCCGCTCAGCGCATGGCTCGGGCTGGGGCCTCCTGGCCCCGTTCTGTCAAAATGTCCACCAGCGTTTATTGCCGGTATTTTTGTCGGCAAGTTCGATCTCCAAAACTTCTCCGTCCTGGTGATTCCAATCGGTGACTTCGTATTCGAGGCCGTCGAGCTTCATTTTTGCCTCGATGTAGGCTTTGGCCGCTTCCAAAGCCTGGCGTTCGCGGCTGGTTTGTTTTCTTGCCATGGTGGCCTCCTCATTCCCAAATAACCCGGCCCAGGCCGGTCCGGCCCTTGACCAGGCCAGCGAGCTTGTAGGCTTCTTCCCGGGCCATCCGGCTGGCCGTTGCTCTCCGGGTTTTCTTCCGGCTTTTGCATTCCGGGCAATCCGGGCAGGCTGTGTGGTGCCAGCGGACCGCCTCGACCCAGGTCGCGTATTCGGCCGTCTTTTCCATCGGCTTCAATCCGCAGACCGCCTGGATGTGCTCCAGCCATTTTTCTCTTGTCATGGTTTTTCTCCTGCCTCCCCGGCATCGGCTTTTGGCCGACCCCTTTTTCCGGCTCAAGGGCTCAGGCTCGGGCTAGGCCCTTTCGGGCCCTTCCGGTTATTCGATCCGGTGGATGACGACTTTGGTATCGCCATCGCCGTCGACAATCTGACCCATCGAAAATTCTTTTTCCGGGTAGAGCTTGTAATTGTCGGCGGGCTTCATCAGCTCGACCGTCTGCCATTGCTTTTCGCTCAGCAGCTTTTTGGTGACCTCGTTCATTTCGTTCTCGCCGTATTCCTGTACTTCGTGGTGCTCCATGCAGGGCGAGGCATAAAAAAAATGAATCAAAAAACGCTTTGCCATTTTTTTTCTCCCCTTGGGTCCCCGGCAGGATCCTGGTGGATCCCCGCTTTTCTCCCTCAGCGCTGGGCTCGGGCTTGGGCGCCTTTCCTTGGCGCCCCCTCTTTCTCTTTTTTGTTTTGGCTTCGGCCGCCTCTTAGGCGTTTTCCCTTGGGCTTTACCGCCGCTTGGCTTATCCGCTTGTCTGCTGGGTCCCCGTGGCTTCAGGGGCTGGGGGGTCCCGATCCTTGGCAGGGTTGCGCTGCCTCTCGGCGTCAGGCCTGTGGGCCTTGGCTTTTTTTTCTTGGCCTCTCAGGGCCGGGTCGGTCTTGGTATCCCGCTCTCTGCGTTTCCCGGTCGGGCCTTCAAAGATCTGTCCCGCCCCCTCCCGGGGGGCGGTCTTAATTATCAAGTACATGATAAAACAAATCGAAACGAATGTCAACCCCCCTGTCAAATGGCAAAGCGTCGACGATCGTCCAGGCTGCGTTATTATGGGTTTCCCAGGGAAATGTCTGGGTCCGGATAAAAGCCCGAAATAGGCCCTAATGCGGCCCAAATCCGGGCATTCCCTGCCTTACTTTAGATTTTGGGCAGAATTATTTTTAATTTGGCGAAAGATTTTTTTTCTTTTTCTTCGGCGCCCCGGCTTAAACCAGGAATCCGAAAACCGAGATCTCCCAGGTTTCTGTTGTAGCCGTGGAGGCGACCATCATCTTGTCGTTGTCAAATTAATATGGAGCCAAATCCAATCAACATCACAGGTTCGCGGAGTTATCCCGTTCGACTTTATAATAGAAAGAATCGCCGTTGTTCCCCGTCCCGCTCCCAACGGGATATTTGTCACTACCGTCCCGACCGAAATTCCATTAATAAAATATTCGACGGAAGTCCCATCAGCATTGACGACTACTTTTAATCTCGTCCATGCTCCGGCGACAGCGGCAACTCCCGTATCCGTCTTCGTCGGGACCGAATTTGAGGCCGTGCATTTATACCAATTCGGTGTTGCTCCCGCATCCGAATATTCAAAATAAGCTCCGTCTGTAAAATCCCCGCTCGCAGAATCACCCCAGCCAAATCTCAAAGTATATGTCTCTGCAAGTGTAGAAAGATTGGTAATATAAATATCAGCCTCAATTGTATAGATCCCTCCTCCAAATAGAATTGAAGCTCGATAGGCTTGATTTATTAAATCAATTCCCGCGTAACCGTTGGCCAATGTCCCCGTATCCATCCTCCAAATTCCAGGCCTTAAAGAAGTAGCCGGATAATCCCAACACGATGAACCCACGCCGTTTGAATAGCCTTCCCAAAGTCCGACAAAAGAACCTATCGGCCCTTTGGCAATAAAATCTTCAAAATTCCACCAGCATTTAAGATTCCGGCCGAGCAAAGTCTCATAAAGGAACGTAGGCGAGACGTCTTGGGAACGAGTCAATTGCAGGACTTCCTCATCCGCCGCCGCTCCATGATGATAGAGTTTGTCGCCCGGAGATTTTGAAAAGAGCATCCCGGGTTGGATGTTGGCCGGGCTGGCCGCGCCCCGCCAATTATTCTTTATCCGGTTGCCCTCCTGGTAACTGAGAATCGCTCCGTTTATAAAATCGTCGCCGTCTATGTAGGCCATGGTGCCCTCCTCTAAATCATATTTTCGTCGGCCAGCTTTTTGCCGGGTTCGCCGTCTGCGAATCGGCCGGTGATCTCATCGCATAAATAGGCGAAAATCCGCTCCTCATCCGTCGCATTTGCCCAGGCGGCCGGGAGGTCGGTTTCGTCCCCCAAAAATAAATATTGCCTCAGAATCCAGCTCAGGTCCCCGGCTTCGATCCCGATCTTGGCTCCCAAAAGGTCCGCACTAAAACTTGTCACGTAGCAATATCGGCCTTGTTCTCCGGCCCCGGTCCGGCTCAAACCGAAGGGATCCTGAAGGCGAAAATTCGTCAGAACGTCGATATCGTCGATCCAAGCTAGGGGCAATTCAAAAGTTATTTTGGGCTGGCCGTATCCCCATTTTAAAAGCTCCTCCTCCGCCCTTTTGGCTGCCCAGGCGGCGGAGGTTGTCCATTTGAAATCCATGAAATCCGGGCCCTCGAGTTCCTCCTCGAAGTCGGCAATGCTGGACGGACGGGTTGCTTCGGCGCCCCCAGCGTAAAGGTCGCTTGCCGGGTTGTGAGTCCAGCGGTACCGGGCCCGGTTTATCGCTGATTTCAGATTGTGCTGGAAATCGGGCTGGTCCAGGGTGTCGATTTGGGCGAAAATAAAAAGATCCGTAGCCAGGACCGAAAGATCCTTCCGTTCGATATAAAACCGGCCGGTCCGGTCAAAGGCGCTTTGGGCGCCCATGGTAAACAAAAGCTCCTCGAGAATCGTTTCGCTGTCTTGCTCCCGTTGCAAGATCAAAAAGCCCGAGGTCCCTTCGCCGTCTGCCGTGAATTTGGCGGCCAGGGCATCCAAAGAATCAAAATCAATAAAATCTTCCGGGACTTCCAAAAGCAAGGCCAAGAAAAATCCCAAAATGTAGGCCGGGTTCTGGACGTATCCGGCTGCGCTGTCCCAATCGGGGAAGCTGTAGCCCTTTGCGTTGAATGTGATTTTGGCGTCGATCGAGCTTAAAATCGGATTTATCGTGATATATGTCCGGCCGCCGTCCTCATAAGAAATTGTGTAATAGGGCGCTCCTGGAGGGCAAAGCCCGCCGTCGATATAAACCTGGTCGATTGAAATCAAGGTACCTCTGGCAGCCAGGTATTTGTGGGTCGTGGTGTCCACACAGAGAGCCTCGACCGCTCCGCCCAGGCCCGCCTCCGTGTAGCTGGCTAGACCAAGGACGTCCGGCATCGGTTTATTCAAAGCGTTTTTATGGGCGTTCGGGTACTCGGCCAGGGTGATCCTGTAGAGCGGGACCTTCCGTCTAAAATATTTTGTCGTGATGTCCCGGAGTTTAACTTTAAAGGTGCTCCCGGGCCGGTTGTAATCGTCGACGATCAAAATGGAAGAGGCCGTTTTCCAGCTCTCCGGTTGGTCCGCCCAACCATAATAAAATTCTACAATCTGGTTCTTTAAGAAATATTCGGCCAGGAGCTTTGAAAATTCCCGATCCTGGTTTGCCAGCTCGACGTCCATGTCGCTCGAATTGAAAAGGCCGCCCTTATCCGAAATCGCCCGGGTCGTGGGGCTCATGCCCAGGATCCGACCGTCATAAAAAATGGAAGGTGTGATCATATCGATCGGCGAATAATAGCGATCGATTCCGCCGCCCCATTTTTTGAATCTCCATTTTGAGAAAACGGTCGGCTTCTTTTTCCCGGGCCCCGGCGTGCCCACGATGAAGGTGATCCGGCTCCCGCGATAAAGGCGACCGGCCGCTTCGGCCCGCCAATCCCCGGCATAGGCGTAACCTGGTCCAAACCCGATCGTTCCGCCGCCCAGGTTCGGTTTGTCTTTTATCAAATAAATTTCATAGGTTCCAGCCGCCAGGGCAGGCATCGCCGCGATCGTGATCGTCGTATTATCGTTGACGACGAAATCGCCGAGGTGTTCATGGAGGGTCGTGGTCCCTTGTCCCTGCAAGCCGATAAATTGGATATGATAAACCGTGTCGTTCCATCCCCCGGCCGGTGGGACAGAATTGTTGGGGTTCTTGGCGACGTCGGAGACTTCGGTATCCGTGTTGTTAAATCCCAGGCCGCTCAAAACCAGGGCGACCCCTCCGGCTGGGAGCATCGAATATCTGGAAAGCGAATTAACGACCGGGTTCAAATAAAGATATCTTAATCGCTTGAGGGCCATATTAACTATGCAGCTCTCTCCGGCCGGGAGGGGACTCGCCGGTGAATAATTGGTGATGTTTAACTCGATCCCGTTATGCTCGTATTCCCATTTGGACATCCAAATTTCCGGGCCTAATCCTGCTTTGTAACTGCAACCGTAACCTCGGCGGTTGATTAAAAGGATGGGAACGTTGACCTGGTCCAGGTGAGTGCTCCAGGCGTTTCCGGTCGGGGAAAATGGTACCGCTGCCGGGAGGCACCAATAATTCGCGCCATCATAAAAAATGCCGTCGGCCAGAAGTACATCCCAAGTGGCCGGTCCGGGCGAGAGCGGATTGACCTGGGCTCCAAAATCCCAATGAAAATGAGTCGTTCCGCCGACGAGCGATTTCGGCGAGATCAAAACGTCCATCTCGATGTCGACCAGCAGATTTAAATTTATGGCGTCGTATTCAAAATCATTTAATGGTCGGGCTACGGTTCTCCAATTTCCATAAATTGTCCCGGCGCCGTTCGTCCAATAACCAGCCTGCCCCCATTCGAGCCTTCCGCCCAGCCAATGAGGCCGATCTTCTGTATTGTCTGGACTTTCCCGCTCGAAAGAAATATGCTGTAACAGAAACCATTCGCGATAGGGGATCGTCATCGTCGTTATCCCGGCCCAAACGTCCTTGTCGCCCTAAACATCGTGAACGTCATGCTTCCGGCGTTAACCGTCGCCTCGTTTGAAAGAATGAGCCCGGCTCCCCATCCTGTACTCACGCCTCCATAATCGAATAATTCTAAAGGGGTTCCAGGTACGCTCTCGTAGGCCGTCCAGGCGATCCCGTCGAGCGAATAATGAAATGAAAAATTATTTCCATATCTCACGTCGGATGTCATTCTGATTCTTAACCATATCGGATAAGTAGTGATAGCGACATTATTATAATGAGCAGACGCCGCGTTGATATCCGAAACTATAAGCCCCTCGACTCCGGCGCCGCTTTTCACGCGCCGAAAAGTCAACATGTAAGCCTGCCCTGCTACGGAAACATTGTAGCCGATAAAAATTCCGCCATAAAGTCCCACGTTCAAGGTCGCTCCTGTGATTTTACAGATAACATCGCAGGCCCAACCCGGGAGACCCGTCACTATTTTCGGCGCATTATTGATCGCATTCCAGAGCCGGGCATTTGTGCCTCCGGTTATCGAGATAACCGTGTTCCCGATATTCTCCGTGACGATTCGATTTGCATCCGTTTGGAATTCTTTCCAAGCCCAATATTTCGCTCCGTCTGCGAACGTATCAAGGAAAGCGAATTGTGTAGGATCCGTGGACGGGATGATCGAAGCCCGGGCCGCCAGCAATCTCCAATTTAAATCTGAAACGGCGCCCCAAAGTCCTTTGATTTCATCCCTGGTATTCATAAAAGTGTTATCCCCGCCGTCAGTTCCCGGAGCGTCATATCCCATTCCCTCAATTCATGCTCCCCATAAATCGGGCGCTTGGCCGGAGGGCTGCCGACGATCTTCACAAAGAAAACGTGCGCATATCTGGTATCTGGGATCAAAACGAATCTCCCGGCCGGTCCGTAGATCGAAGTCAAGAAAAGCTCGATCTCATCAACGACGGCCGGATCGTTAATGTGTTTTATCTGGATCTTAAATTCCTTTTGTTCTGAAAAATAGACGTCCCAATCTTGGCCATAGGCGGTCTGCTTTTCGTCCGTGTGGAATGTCTTTCCATCCTCCCGGCCGGGTTGGACGAAGGCTTGGGAAAATTCATCGAGATCCCCGAGCCAAAGTTCGCCGATCCTGGGAATGAGCGGGTTGGTCGCATCGTCAATATAAACCCGCCAATATCGGTAACTTGCCAGCGGTCTTAAATATAAATCGTGTTCCCTCCAGGTCGGGTTCCAGGAATCAAGCGCGGCCCCCGGGAATCCGGCGTTGTTGGCCTCGATCGTAATCGTCGCCGCCTGCAGCAGGGTGTGGTTAAAAATGGCGATCATCTCGACCATGGCTGGGGCGCCCAGGTCGATGATGATTTCCTGGGCGAGCTTGCTGGTCCAATAAAAAGGCTTCGAAGGCCGATTATCGTAAAGGTTTTCTTTTGGGTAGATCGTGTTTTCGGTCGAAACCGAGAGCAGGGTCGTGGCCGTCAAAAGGTTGGTTGCTGAATAAAAAAATGGCATTTTAAACTCCCAGGGCTTCGGCGACCAGCCGCTTGCCGACGTTGGTTTTTATCCATTCGACGATTTCGGGTCCGATCTTGCTCCGGACCGTTTCCCGGAAGCTCTCGGCATCGAGCGTCTGAATGTTGAATTCGGCCTGCAAAATTACGGCGCCGCCGTTTCCATTTCGGGGCCCGCCTTCGGTGATAAGGGTCTTAAGCCCGGGCAGGGGCATGGTGATCTCCGGGATGCTGGGGGTCCCATGGACTACCAACATTTCGGTTTGCGTTGAAATCGCGCCGCTCGCCGCTCCCCGGAGGTTGGCGATCTGGCTATCGATGCTCTGCAGGGCCGTCAAAATCGGGCCCAGGAAGTCCTTTATGGCGTAGAGGACCGTGACCGTTTCCTGGGTCGCCCATTCCGTGTTAAAAAAGAAATTGTGCCAGGTGTTAAAATAAGCAGCCGGAAGGTTGATAATCCAATCGTGAAGCTCTTTCCCGTCCGCCCACATCAATTTGAGCCAATAGGTGACGTCGGTCTGCTTGCCCCCTCCCCCGCCGAAAAGGCTTTCTATGGCTTTGAATCCGGCAAAGATCGCGATCGCGATCGCCCCGACTATCAAAAGCGGGACGGCCGCCGCCGCCAGGATCGTCGCCGCGCTGGCTATGGCCGTGGCCAGGGTCACCAGGGCCGTGGCTAATCCTACCGCGATCGTGCCTATGGCCGTGGCGATCGCCGTGGCCAGGGTCGTTATAACCGTGGCGATCGTGGTAGCGATGCTGGTTATAATAGTCCCGACGCTGGTCATGGCCGTGCCTACCGTGGTCATGCTGGTGCCTACGGATGTGGCCGCTTCCGCGGTTTTCTTCACTAAAATATCTTCGAGAAATCCTTTGACCCATTTTGTCGCAAGCTCGCCGATCATCGTGAAAAAGGATTCTTTAATATTGCCCCAAAGGTCTTTGAAGAAAGCCTTAAAATCGATGTCCATTTTTAAGAGTTTATCGACGCTCCAGGTTTCCACGAATTTCTGGAAGGTATCTCCGAATCCCTGAGCGATGTCGTTATAAAGCCCGGCAAATGCCTCGGAGACGGGATCGACCACGGCGGTCTTTATTTCGTCCTTCGGCCATCCCGGGAATGGCGGGAGTTTGAAACCCAGGATCCCGAGCTGTAGTCTCTGCAGCTCATAGATATATGCCTTGAGGGTCATGGTGCTGATTCCCATCCCGTAGGCCATCGCGTCCAATTTATCGTCCAAAGTATCGAAGGCGTAGCCGGTCGAGGCCAGCTCTTTCGGCATGGTATGCATCAGCGAGGAAAGATCCCGGCCCTTTCCCGTAGCCGTGGCCATCGCCATACTTCCGGCTGCAACATAACGGCCGAAAGGTTCCAGGGCTTCATTCACCGCGCGGATCCCTTTGGCATAATCCTCTTGAGAAATTTTGCCCGCTTTAAGGAGCTTATCGAGTTCCTGGGCGTAGCCAGCATATTTATCCGTTTCGGAGGCTGTCAGCGCCGTCTGGATCCCGGCTGCTTTCAAAAAGTTTGTCCATTCCTCCAGCGCTTTTTTCGCGTCGGCTGCGACTTTCGCCGCGTTCACCATTTTCTGATTGGCTTCCTCCAGGGCTCTTGCCTGCGCTTCTAAAACGCTATTATGTTGCTTGCCTACTTCGGCCAAGGCCTTTTGAATCGCGATCGTTTCCTGGTCCGTTAAATTCTTGACTTCGCCTTTCTGAATTGCCCGGACGAGGGCCGCGATATTGCCGTCGTAGGCGTCTATTAATTTGCTCATTTGGCCGTAATGGAAACCGGCCGCGACCGCCGCCTCGGAGAGCTTGTCGATCAATTTCATTTGGGAATCATGGAGGCGTTTGTCGGCTTCGATCACATAATTCTCGGCCGTGGAAATTTGGCCGAGGATCTGGATATAATAAGAAAGGGTGCCGATGATTGCTACAAAAGCGCCCATCATCAGGCCCGCTCCGAGGGTTGTCGTTCCCATCATCGCTGAAAAACTCTTGAGGCCCGCCGTGAGCTTTGGAATCAAAACCAGAAGCGATCCGCCAACCGTCATAAGGCCGCCGAAAACCAGGGCCGTTCCGGATATCGCTTTGGCCAGCTCCGGGTGTGCCTCCGCCCATTTGCGGATCCCGGCCACGATGTCGGTTGTCTTTTTCATAAAATCCGTGATCATGGGCAGCAGCGTTTCTCCGATCGTCCGGCCTACCGCCCCGGTCGCCAATTTTAATTCGTCCTGGGCATCGGCAAAATCGCGGCTTGCCTTTACACCATCCTTGCCCATGACTAGGCCCAATTCCCGGGCCCGCTCCATTTGGTTCCGCATCCCTTCGGCGCCTTCATTCAAAAACGGGATCATATCCTTCCCGCTTCGGCCGAGAAGTTCCATCGCCGCCGCCGTTTTTATCGGGCCGTCCGGCATCGTCGAAAATCGCTCTGCGAGACTCATGAGCATGGCATCGGTATCTTTTAATTTTCCCGTGGCATCGAAAACGGAAATGCCGAGGAGATCAAATTTCTGTTGGGCCTGGGCGCTCCCGCCCGCCGCGTCTACCATATTCCTTGAAAGAATGCCGAGGCCCGTGGCCATCCCTTCCAGCGAGGTCCCGGATTTCTCGGCGATGAGCCGGAGCGATTGGAGGGTGTCGGCGTTGATCCCGATCTTTTGAGAAAGTTCGTCTATCCCGTCCCCATATCTTGCTGTCGCCTGGACGGTCCCTAAAATCGAGGCGGTTATGGCCGCCCCGGCTATGGCCATCCTGGTCCCCATGGTCGTAAAGGCGGCATCTATATTTTTAGCGGATCCGGTTAGGGTTTTTTCGTCGGCCTTAACGCCCTCGACCGATTGGTTCCAGCCGGTCTTGTCCAACATTAATTTGGCAACGATTGCTCCGGCTAAAAATCCGCTCATGTCATCTCCTCCTCTTGCTCAAGGAGCTTTAGCGACCATTCGATTTGGGTGGTTTCTTGTTCAAAGGCATCCCCTCCGGTCATTCCGATCCCCGTTTCATAAATTCGATCGTGCCGGTCCCGGAGGCGTTTCTTCTTGGCCTCTCGGAGCCAAAATTTAAAATCCCGGTAATCCAGATTCAGCAGTTCTCTGTAATGGAAGAGGCCGGGGAAAACCCCAGCTATCAAGGCGTAGGATTCGCCCCAGCCTCTAACCCATTTTTTTCTGCTTGCTCCGGACTTACCGGTTTCGCCTCCGGCTTCGATTCAGCGTCGGGCGCCGATGGGATCATGGCTTTCCTTCCGTAATATTTCGACATTACGAATTCTACGATCGCCCGCAGATCCTGAAAATCGATCATCTCGACCTCGGCCCGGGGCGCCCCCGTCATCAATTCTACCTCATCGTAGAGGATGAAAATTGATTCGAAGGCTGGCTCGGTGTCCGCTATCGAGCGGACCTCTTTGATCTTTTTTTCGATTTTGGCGATTTGCTCAAAGACCGGCTTGTTAATTCGGACCCCATAAATGATCCCGTTAATTTCGACCTCGACCGGGTTGTGCAGGGTCTTGGCCGTGGTGACGCTGATTCTGTTTTCCGTCATGATCAGACAGTTCCGAAAGTCCCGAAGTCCCCGTATGTACCGCTTTCCTGTGAAATGAAAACTTTGAAACCGATCAAAAAGACACGCTGGGTCGATCGGTCAAAGTCCAGCGTCCATTTTCTGAATGGGTAGGTTTTATAGAGGATGATCCATTCGGCCGGGATAATGCTCGCGACGTTATCGCAAACCGGCTTGATTGCCATCGCTTTCGCGTGGGCGTACATATCGCAGCCGACCATTCCCCGCATCGTCAAAACGCTCCCGAATAAAACTCCGAGAAGAACCAGCTCGAGCTGGGCCAGGGTGCTCCTGGTCATCGGTACGTCGAGCTCGACTTTGGATCCACCCATGACGCCATCGACATCCGCGTCCCCGAAAGCTTCTTCCTGGATGCTGTTGATCGTGTCGGTCTGCTTCAGCGAAACTTTGCCCAGGAAGGGCGCCAAGGTGATCATGTCGCTCTCGCCGTATCCCCATTCGATCTCGCAGGGACCCATGTCCCCAAATGGTAATTTAGGCATCTTGCTTTTCTCCTTGCTTCGCCCGTTAAGATATCGAAGCCCTGAATAAATAATTCGTCGAAAATTCAAAAAGCCGTTTCTCGTCCGGGTTAAAAATTGGGGCCGGGTCCCCGACCGCGTCGATCGTCCAGGCGTAATAAACCGAGCCTGAATGAAAATATGGCAAGTGCCATCCCGACGCCCCGTGGAGAACGGAGAAAATCTGTTCGGCGTCTGCCTGTGCCGTCAGGTAGGTTGTGTTCCGATTCCATACTTGGATCGGCTTTGCTCGGAAATCCGGAAGCTCGCCGACCAGCGCGGCGGGCACCCGGCCTAAGATAACCATTACTCGCTCCGGTGTCGGGATCCCTAGAATGTTTTTAATGGGAAGGGCCCCGACGAAAAAGTTTTCCCCGTGGATCCATGGCAGGCCGGTCTGGCTCAAAATGAAAAGCGCGGCATCCTGGAGCATTATCCTCCTCCCTCCTCTCGGATTGAGGCTGCCATGATCTCTAAATATTTGTCTACATAAAGCGTCAATTTGCTCTCCAGGTATTTGGGCCCGGATCCGGGTTCGCTCCAATGCTTCGGCGTCGGGTCATCCGTTACCATTTCGTGGAGGAAACTCGCGTACATGATATTGAATCCGGCCCGGATCTCCGCCCCGCCGTCCTCCTGAGCTTCGATCTCGATCGTCTTTGAGCCTTTCAGCATCCCTTCCTTTAGGGGCGTCTTTGGTTCGATGTTATCTGCGTCCAGAAGTAACTGGGAGGCTGCCTTGAAAGCTCCTCGCCTGCCCGCCCCGGGGACGGTAGTCTTATTTATTTCGTCAAATCTGGCGTCAAATTGGGCCAGATCGAGCGTAAAGGTGCCCATTAAAGATAAACCTCATAAAAGCCCCAGGAAAAATCCTCCGGCTTCCGGATAGCCCGGATCGGCCAATCCTGGCCCTGGACCAGGGCCCGGGTCGTTATGTCGATCGTCAGGCCGGGCTGGTCCAGCCGCTTAATCAAAAGGGAAAACTCGCTCACGACTTCGTCGCCTTTAAAATCGACGACTCTCCGTCGCTTCCGGTTGATCCGGCATTTGGCCAGGACCGTGGCCGTGGCCGTAATCGCCCCCCATTTATCAACCGTATCTTTGCTGAACGTGATCTTGTCGGTTGTATAGGCGCCAATCATGCGTATCTCTTTCCGACTTCCATGGCCGTCCTCGAAGTCGGGCTTATCGAATGTTCACAGTTCGGGTGCATGGGCGGAGTCGTTTCTTCGGTCAAAGGCGGGTATTCACGGTCGGTTCCGGAAATCGAATAAATTTGATCCTCGAGCGGCCGGCAGATCAGACTGCAAGGATTTGAATGGCGGCTCATCTGGACCAGATCGTTGTCGTATTCCTGGCTCATGTTTTTCGTCGCATCGCTTTGGGCTTCTCGCATCCTGGTCCGGCCGACCATCTCGGAATAATAATCCAAGGTGAAATGTCGGCCGTTGACCACGATAAATTGGCCGCCTTCCATGTTTTCTAAAAGCCGTCCTTTGACTAATTTCGAAAGCCATCTCCGCGTGTATCCCTCCTGGACTCCCTTTGTCGCCCAATTCTTGAAAACGTCCTGGAGATAGGCTTCATCATCGTAAGCCTGCATGGGCGCCGTTTCCGGGAGGATGTCGATCGTCGCCGAGGCCGTTCTGGCTAGGTGAATGATCGTATCGGCCGTCCGCTTGATCGTTGCATTTGCCCGGTTAAGATCCTTCAGCGTCAGGTCTATAAATTCCGTTTTGGATCGGTCGTGCGTTTGCCGGTCAAATCGCCTCGAGCGCCGGGCCCCGATGATCTCCAGCTTGACCCGGGTTATGCTCTTTCCGAAATCGTAACTCTTTGGGATCTGAATGGCAGCCCAGCGCCGGGCCTTTCCGTTCAGCTCGGCCAGGGCGCCGTGGATCTTGGTCATCGCCTTCATTGCCTCTGTCTCTTTATAATCCGAAACATCGACGGCTGTCAAATCCGAAATGATCTTATTTTTGGCGATCCGGTAGATCCGGACCAGCTCCTCCAAGGCCGTGTTCGTTTTCCAATCCGGTTGATAAGCCATCTTTTAATAATCGTCCGAATCAAAAACATTGAAAGGGTCAAAATCCTTCGGGATTTTGTCAGCGATATCCCCGGCCTCCCGTCTTTCCAAATTAAACGGGTAGACGGCGTGATCCGTCGACCAGGGTGCCAGCAAATCCCAAACCGGGGCGGGGATCGGGACCTCGAGCATCATCGCTTCGAGGTAGTCCTCCTGGACGATCCCGGCCCGAATAACGCCCTGAGCCTGGATCCCTTTTCGTCGGTCCTCATCGCCCTGCCAAACATGGACGGCCAAATAATAGGCCATCTCCGCTTGGGCCTTCTGCAAAATGATAAGCTGGGCCGCCGTTGCGTCCGCATATAGAGGGAGGGAAAAACTTGGGCTGTAAAAAAGTCGGTTGTATGCGTGCATCAGCGCTTTGATCTTATAAAGATCCGCCGAGGCCAGGGGGCCCAGGTCATCCCAGGCTTCTGTCTCGAGCCGTTCGTTTAGAAAATAATCATCCGCTTCCGGGACATCTACAAACCATCCTATGGGCATTGTCTCCTCCCTTTTTTTCTAAAATAATTGCGGGTCATTTAAATGTCTCTCGCATTCAATTCTAATCTTTTCTTCGGTGATGTCAAAGTTTTGGTGACCCCAAGTAGAACGGAGATTCTCCGGGCTTTGAAATTCCCGCCGTCCTCTCATCCGCCGCGCTATGGCCAGGTCGACGTCTGCCATCATCCAATGGGCGCCGTCAAATCTCATTCTTGAAACCCGGATTTTCGGGTTGGGATTATATTTGTGGAATCCCGGCGTCCAGGTAATATGCAAACCCGTCTTTGCGATGATCGGTTTTCTGTAGGTGCTATTAATCTGCGTCGTTCTATCCGGGTCCCCATGCCTCCTCTGCCAAATGACCGGCCAGGAAGAATCCAAATCTTTTTCCGTTGTGTGTCGGTAGACTTGCCATTGATCGGCGTAGATCACGTTGCCATCCGCAAGGGCCAGGGCTTCTCGCACATCCCCGCCCCCGGTTGGAAATATAAATTCATCCGTATCCGGCGCCATGATCCAATCTCCGTCGACCGTGAGGGCGGCCTGACCAACCAGCGCCGTGGTGAATCCATAATTGATTTTTCCGGGGAGTCTATAATTTCTGATTTTGGCATTTGGATATTGAGAAATGATCTCCGCCGTAGCATCGGTTGTCGCTTCGTCCAGCAGGATAATAATTTCATCAGCGAAGGCGTAATGGCTTAAAAAAAACGGGGCGAGCATCTCCTCGTTGAACCATCTGGAAATGACGGTTATTTTCATGCGGGTTCCTTGATGATCAATCCGATTCCCATTTGGAGTCCGTGGTCCGCCAGGCTGTCTTTCTTGAAAATAATCAGGGGGAGGTTTTTCTCTTTCTCCATGATCTCATTCCAGAATCGATAAACGGCCCGCTCAAACGGGCCCTTGGGATCTATCCCATATATGTCGTGGAAGGCCGTTAGATGTTTTACGAGCGGGTCATAAAGTTCGTAGTCTAATTTCACGCCTTCATAAGAATGATCCCCGTCGATAAAAAGAAGGTCGATCGATCTCCCTGCCAACCGGGTCTTTAATTTCTCGACCGTCCCGGCATCATGGGAATTCCCGGCGATCTCCGGGACGGAATGTTTGCTGTGAGCCGTTATGGGGGCAAAAGGTTCTCCGAGGTCGATCCCGATATATTCGGCGTTCAATAATTCTTTATAAAATCGGCGTTGTATGCCGTTCCAAACTCCGATCTCTACGATGATCGGCCGGATGTATCTCGCTTCAAAATAGCTGGAAACAAATTCCAGGAAACATCGCCATTCTTTCGGGTCCTGACCGAGATGCATCTTCGGGAAAGTCGTCATCAATTCATCAAATTTTTTCAGGTTCATACCAGCCCCTTATTTAAAACCCAGGTCCCTTCAATATCGGAAAGGTGTTTTGATACCCGGGATCGGCGGGTGCCCGCGTGGTCATGCCGGATGTATTCCCCGGCGATCTCTTTCCCGTTAAAATCTCCCAGCCCGGGAAATGCTTTTATGATTTTCCCTGCTAATCCTTTTTTATGAATGTCGAGCATCGTCAAATAACAGGGCGCTCCGTGGTGGACGTAAGGATAAAATTTTCTGTAATTTTTTATATTGATCAATTGAAAATAGGGCTGGAGATATCTGACCCAGCCGTTGACGTGCCCGTGCGGCCCATAGACAAAACGGTTGAAATCCGCTTTCTCATCGATCTCCCCGACCCCGAATGTGTCCTCCTCCATCATCGCCCGCATTTCCTCGATCGGGCTTTTTAACATTTCGATGTCCGTATCAAAAATCAGGGCCATCTCCGTCTTGGCCAGGTCAATCCCCATGGCCATCCCCCGGCCGTGGCCGATGTTGTATCCGAGGCTCTGGACCGCCGTGAGATTTCCGGCCAGGCTCCGAGCGTAAGCAGCGCAAGGATCCCGGGCGTCGGATCCGTCGATAATAATAATCGGCATCGTGGGATGAAATTTCCGGACGGAATTAAAAGCCCGCTCGAGCAGGTCCCTTGTGTTATGACTCACGGTGATCCCGGTGATGTCATCCGGAAAATATGATCGGTAGTTCTCGCCGGTTAATTTCCCGCTCAGAATATCCAGATAAATTTGCGAATCTCCCGGCGCCCATCTCTTGAGCATTGCCCGGTCGGCGCTGTCTTTAATATTTTGGTACATGGCCGGATTATGGCCGATCCCGATTCCGGTCCGCCCAGGCAGACCTTTGATCCCTAAATAAAGTGGTTTATTGCTGTCGCTGAAACGAAATCCCCGCCTGCCCGCCTTCCGCCATATCCTCAAATCCACATCTGTTTTTTCCCTTTCTCGCAGGATTCCCTGAAGCTCCGGCAAAAACGATTTTCGGAAACCCGTTTCGGAAAGGCTGCAATGTGAAAAATTTGAATGGGTACGGTAGCCGCCCGTGGGCAAATAATAATATTTCGCCTGGTTAATCCCGACGACTTCATGGGAATCAAGATGCCGGGCCATTTCGTCGATATATCCCGGGGCATAGTAATCGTCGTCCTCCATGATCAGGATCTTGTCGCCCTTGATCAAAGGAAAAGCCGCCGCCAGATTGAGGCTAAGGGTATGCCTGGGATCGTCCGGCCGTGGTTCGCGCCGGATATATTGCATCGCAGCCGTGGGCCTGAGCGGTGCTTTGCCGTCATCGACTACCAGCCATTGGTCCGGCTTCCGGGTCTGGTTCGCCATCCAATGTAGGCAAAGCGCAAAGGCCAGGGGCCTGTCTCCGGTCGGGGTGATGACCGTAATCGTCGGCCCGCCCGGCGCTATTGGCCTCGGGGCTGGGCGATTGCCCGGGCCCGGGGCTACAAAGCCGCCCAGCCAGGGCAGGCCGCCCGCCGTCTTTCTTACGTAAAGCGATCCGGCTGGGGGTCGCAACCGTGCCAATCGCCCGTCATGGGGCATCCTGGGCCGATTTCCTCCTTTCGGCTTGGGCATCTTTAGCCTGGTGGTCGATATCATCTTATCCCTATTTGGTGTCCGCAGCGCAGGCATTTGGCCGCTCGCTTATAACCGGCTTTCTCCAGCCAGCAGGGTGCCCGTCTGATAAACATCGCCGTCCCATCCCGGGGACAAGGTTCGGTATGGAGCTGGAGTCCCATGGCTTCAATCTGCTGGGTTGCGGTTTTCTTCGCTTGCTCCGGCTGGATTTGTATCTTCAGGTCGCCGGTCGAAATCATCCAGGGCCTCCTCAATCGTTCTGAATTCGAAGCAGCGTAGGCCGCTTGTCTGGTTCAAATTTATGACCCGGATCCCCTTCGCCTGGAGCTGGGGGGCCAGCGCCTCAAAGGCTCTCCGGAAACTTTTATTCGGTCGGGCCGTGAATTTTCCCGGGTAGCCGTCGTGGAAATGGGCGGGGCCTTCATCGTGCATATCGAATCCCAATAAATAAATCGGGTTCGCGCCCAGGCAAATCGCAATCTGAAGGGCGCCGTACCCGGAATTATTGGAGCTGTAGATCCCGCCCTTGAGGCTGGCCGGGTATCCCTGCAGCCCGGCGCTCCGGATATAATGGATCTCGGATCCGAAAGGAAAATTTAAGGTATCGAGAAAAACCCGGGCCCCGGCAAAGGCCAAGAAGGTTCCGCTTTTGAATTTATGGCACCATTGATAAAAAGTCGAATCCATGGAAAAAAGTAAATCTGCAAAAGGGGCGAATTCGAAGGCCCGATTAATGGCGATCGTCCTCCGTCCGCGCAGCCGCTCGAATTCGAATCCGGCCAAGGAGGGCCCGCCGCCCAAAAGGAAGCAGGGCTGGCCGGTCCATTGACCGTCGTGGAAGATCTCTGTGATGTGTTTTTTTTGTCCCCTTGCCAGGACCCAGGCTGCCTCGAGCCCATGCTTCCGGCTCCTTAAAATTTTATCGACATTATAATCGCGGGTCGTTATCGGGGGTCTGCCAAACATCCGGCGCTCCTTTTTGAAAAGGGAGGCGGGGGCCCTCCCGGCTTTGCCGCCCGGGTCAAGAAAGGGCCCCCGCTCATGTCAAAAATCGGCCAGGCTTTTTAATCCCCTGGTTTTACATCCCCGAGGGAATCGTCGGGTCGATGCATTCGACCTGGTCCAGGTCCCCGATGCATCCGCCGTATCGCATCCATCCGGCTTCGGTGTCCGTATAGGACAAAATGTCGAAATCCGAAAAGAGCGAAAGATCCATCCGGTATCCCGCCTTCATTTTGAATTTGGGCAGAATAACGTAATACCGGTTTGTGTTGAGCAGCATCTGCGTGGTGATGTGCTGGAAATTAAAATTGATCTGCTTTTCGCTCCCGGCGTAATGCTGGAGGGTGACGCTCAGGGCCTGTCGAATTCGGCCTTGGAGCTGCAGGGGCGTCAAAATAACCAGGGTGACGGTTTGAGGTGAAACTCCGTAGCCTTTTCCTTTGACGTTTTCGAGGATCGCGATAGCCGCCGCGTTGATTGCATTCGCGTCGGCTCTGGCTAGCGCGGTACAATCGTCGCAGTTCACGGCCTCTGTCGGCCAGCAGGCGCTTTTGGCCGCTCCGGCCGCTTCGAGCAGTGCATAAAAAACGGCCGCTCTGAATTGGTAGGCTTTGTTCCGGAATTCAATCGCGTTGTCCTCGATCGTCCACCAGTCTCCGTCGTCAAAAAGTTGTCGGTGCCATCCCAGGCCCGCGCCATAGAAATCGAAGTAACAAGTTTCCTTGTCTCCGCTCATCTGGTAGACATCGATCTTTTCGCCGGGCTTCACGAGCTTAAAGGTCAGGCCGCTCTGGACGTTGTAAACCGTGAATCCGTTTCGCTTGCTTCCGCCGAAATCCCGGACGTCGTAGATCTGTTCGTAGCTGTTATCCCAATTCGGGATGATGTGGTATTTTTCTATGATCGGCAACATCGAAGGGGGGAAGTCGGCCGGGGTCGTGAATGCCTGGATTTGGGCTTTTTGAATTTCCTTTCGGAGATCCATGAAAGCCTGGATTTTGTTAAAATCCAGAGGTTCCTTCGGGACAAAGGTATCCGGCAAAGCCAGGAAATGCTGCAGGGCGCCTCGGAGTTGTCTCTTTTGTTCCGGGTCCTTATGATTGAATTTTTCCCAATCGAGGTTAAAAATTCTGCTTCTCATGTTGTTCCTTCCTTTTTCCTTGCCCTTGCCTATTCGAGGAGGGTGGCCTTGTCGCCCTTGAAATCGGTGATGACGTATTCGTCGTCGTCGTCGGCGATCTGAACACAGATCCCGATCCAATAAAGCCCGGAGGCATGGTGCTCGACCGGGTCCGCATAAACGCCGGAGTAATAGATTTTATCTCCGACCGCGAATCCCGTTCCAGCTCCTACGTGCTTAGGGAGTCGGATCTTTTCGGCGTTGTAAATCCCGACGCAATCATCGCCGACCGGGATAACCTGGGGGTCCAGGAGATTCCCGTGTGCGTCAAAGAGCGGCTCCCCGAAAAAGGTTATGAAAACCGTATCATGAACCAAAATCAGGTTGCCGTTCTCCACCCCGCCCACCTGCGTGACGGGGAATTTGGAGCTACACCACTTGCCCATCGGCGTGGCGGTCCTAAGATATTGAGGCATTTTTTTTCTCTCCTTTTAAATTAATTTCTCTCCGTGTTCTCCGTCAGCATGGCTGCGGTTCGTTAGACCTTTGGAATCATCGGATTCTGTTCGGGGTCGAGGTATTTGTCATCAATCGCCCCAGTCCCGGTCCCGGGCGCCGCCGCTCCGGTCTTGTCCTTTCCGTCCCCTTCCGCCTTTGCGGCCGGGGCCTCGATCTTGATTCCGAATAGCTCCGCCGTGATTTTGAATTCATCGAGTTCTTTGTCGAGGTGCATTTTGAATTCGGCCTCCGTCTTGTCGGCTGCCGTAGGCTTGAATTTATCAAGCCGGGGTTCGATGAATTTTTTTTGCTGGTCGGTGAGCTTTCGCGTTTCGGCCTCTTTTTTGAAAAGGGTAGGGACTTTGCCGAGGGCGATTTCGCTGTCTTTCTTGGCCAGCGATTCCTTGACTTCGGTCAATTCTTTCTCCAGCTTTTTCTTGGCTTCGGACCATTCCTCATCATCGCGTTTTCTGTGATCGTTCAAGACGCCCCTCACGGCCCTCCGTCTTTCGAGGTCTACTTGCCCGACGAAAACTGGGTCCTTCGTCAGAGCGTCCGTTCCGAATAAATCGGACGGTTCCACGTCCTTTGCCGTTTTGAGGAATTCCCGGATCTCCTCAATCGTCAACGGTTCCATTTGTTCTCCTTCCCTATGCTGGGCATGGTTAGTTTTTTTTGCGAATGCCTGGACTTGGGCCAGGAGCGTGGCTCCCGGAAAGCCCGGGCGATTTATCGCCGAATTTCCAAGCGCGATCCCGGTGACCCGTTCAACGTCGCTTGTATAGGTTCCTATTTTCTCGTCCTTTTTAAAAACAATATCCGCTTCGATCGAGGCTACGTCCAGCGGGATCCCCCGGAAATCGGGCTTTATGTAGGCCACGATGATCGTTGATAATTTTTCCTTGATCGTCCGGAGTGCCTTGCCCACAACCTCCCCGATCGGGACCCGACCTTCGTGCTCGTTGCTATCGCCATGGTCGTGGAAAAGTTTTATCCCGGCCTGGATTTTCCGGTAAAGCGCCTCTATCGCCGATCGAAACCAGCGGGAGACGACGGTCCCCGCGCCTACCAATTTTCCCGAGCTGGTTCCTTCGTGTCCAATAACGTAGGCTTTAAAAAGCGGGTTCGGGTCCTGTTCTTTGATCCGCTTATATTCCGAGGCTGGAATCATGGCCAGGAGTTCGTCCTCGGCCATGGCCTGGTACCGGGCTGGGATCCTCATTTTGCGGACCCCTTCCCGGCCTTCCCCGCCGCCGTAAAGCGATTTTTCCCCGGCTCCGGTGCCTTCCGGGCCGGGGGCTCGATCCGGGGGCTGGGCTTATCCAGGGCCGTTCCTTTAACGTGCCGGTGAGCATCCATGTAAATCGACGGCCGGGCCGGTCCGATCGTGTCCTGTTCTTTGGGCTGGTTTTGAGTCGTCATCGGGGGCTTCCATTTGCCCTTCGGATCCCGGGGTTGGTGGTCCGGCTGGGCCTTCGGCTCCGCGACTTTAATTTTGTGCGTGGTCATGGCCATGTTATTTCTTCTCCTCATCCGATCCTGGAATCATCGGGTTGTTCGCCGGATCCAAATAAAACTCCGGGCCCATTTCCTGGGCCCCTTCGCTTGCCGCCTCGAAGGATCCGCCTGCATCTTTGCAATGGGCCCGGGCTGCCTCTGCCGTCCATTCGGATTTCGGGTATCGATAAGCCTGTTTTTCGGACGCGTTGCTTCCCTTCCGCTTACCCACTAAAATCCTGTAGGATTTCCCTTTGTGGTCCCGCGTGATGTTGCCGACGACCTTGACCGTATCCGGATCCGCTAACCGGCAGCTATGTTCATTTGGGAATGGCATCGTTGCCCTCCTCTGTCTTTGTTTTAATCTCCTCCATTATTTTTGTCAAGGTTTTTTTTGAAGTGCGATCGTCGTAGTCATGGCGATCTGCCAGTCTGAAATCTTCTCCAGGATCTTCGTGCCCTGAGCCTGGTTCGCTGTTAGAAGCGCCATGCATTTACAAAGTTCGTCCGCGTTTTTATCAATCCTCTCAATTTTTTGGTTGGCTTCAATCGCTCCCGTCATGTGGCTCTGGACCTGGGCGATGTATCCAGGGTTGAGGATGTTCTCTGCCTTCCCGTTTCCTCTGCCTTTGTATTTCAGGGTCCAGGCTAAAATGCGATCAATAACAAGGAGTGCGAAAATCCCGCCGACCCCCAACTCGATGATGCTCGAGCTTCTGGTCAAAGTCTTGACGGCTTCTACAGCCTGCTGGGGGTCTATCATCGGGCGCCTGCCTGGCTCCGGCTGTCGATCTGGTCCTCATCCGTGGCCGGGGGCTCATCCTTCGGCGTGAAGGGAATCACGGCGCCGCCTTTTTTCTTAAATGCGGAATCGGATTCCGTCCTTTTCATTTCCTCATCGACATCGACCCCGGGAATCTTGCTCAGGAAAAGTTCGTCGGATATTTTCCCGGCCAGGGCTGCGGGCAGAAAGACGTCCTTCAAATTCTGCCAGCTTTGGGCGCTGATGTATGGGATGTCGATCTTAATCAATGCCGGGTCCAGCTTCGTGCTCCTTTGCTCGAGGCCTGTTTTCGTGTTAAATATTGCCATCGCCTTGCCCAGCATTTCCTCATAGCAGCCCTTCCAGGTCTGCCGTTCCTTCAGCGTGGCCGCGAATATTAACTCCAGGAAATTATCGGCCGTTGCCCTGTTCGATAAAAGCTCCGGGAATCCCAGGAAATGGACGGGCACCCCAGTCGCCCCGCTTATGATCTTGGCCAGCGTCAAAATTTCTTTGATCAACGAATCGACCCCGGCCATCGAAGGCTGGGAATAATTAAAATCTCCGTTCGTGCAGACTCCCTTTTTGATTTTCCAATTTATCATGTCCAGATCCGCTTGCCCTTTTTTCGCGTCCGCCGCCGTTAGGAATTTGACCCATAAAAGCGGGCCGGAAAAAATGCGATCAATCTCCCGCAGATCCCGCAGCGCTTTGTCCAAATCGTCGATCTTGGAAAGGCATTTCATTATTTTGGGCGCCGCATTATTCGGCTCGTTAATCCTTCCGCCGAATTTTTTGTAAATGAAGTCAGGGGGTTCGAGGGTGATGTCTTGCCCGCCTTCATCCTTCCAGATCACGGTCTGAATGTCGAGATAATCCTGGGGGTTCGGCTGGACCTTGTATTTCTTTGAAAGCCAGGAAACATAGCGGGCTGATACCATCTTGTCTTTTTCTTCCCAAAAAAGGCGGACTAAAATCTTGCCCTCGATCTCCGCCTCCTTTGCGAATTCCTGGATGATCTCTTTGTCGAGATCGTTATATTTTAGAAAATCCTCAGCGAATTCCAGCTCCGCTTCGCCGTCGTCCTTTTCGGCCGGCATCAGCTTTATTCCCTCAGCGATCGTGAAGGCCGCTCGGAGATCGATAATGTTGCCGGTCTGGACGACACCCCAATCGGCGGTACCGTTATATTTGTTGTTGATCTCCAGGACCGCCTGGTCATAGGTCGGATAATAATTCGATTTGTATTTTTTTGTGTCCTCCCGGGCCATCAGGATTTCGCTACTCATTTGGGCCTGGAGAAGTTTGGCTTGTTGGATCTTGACCTGCAGGCTGGCGATCTCCCGGGAATCCCGGGAATGTTGACGGACATCTTTAAAAAAATTCGCTATGCTCATCGACCCCTCCCGTTAGTATAAATCTTCTTTTGTTTGTCCGATGAAGGCTCCGCCCTCTCTCGCGCCGAGATGCGAAAAGAGGCCGTAGCGTTTAGCATCTGGAGAATGGTCCCATATTTTTACCGGCTCGTCAAGTATATTTCCGTTTTTATCTTTTCGCCATTTGTAGGCGCTTTCCTCTTTGATGAAATTCGGGCTGTCGATCGTGGTCAAGACTTTGTAACGCTTGCAAAATTCGATCCCCGGCAGGACGTCGTTGTCGGCCGAGAAAACATTAAAACCCGCCCCGTTCAATTCCTGGATTCGTCCGGGATCCTCCGGGTCTGCATAGATCGGGCGCCGTCGTTCATAGGGCGTCATTCGGAGTTTCATCAAATCGATCAGCTCCGGCGTGGTCAGGCGGGTCTGATAAATTTTCTCCCGAATCGTGATCTGGTCCTCCAGCGCCCCGATCTCCACGAGGACGGTCGGGTGATTGAATCCAAAATCCAGGCCATAAAAATAATCATCCGCCTTGGGCAGATTCGTCACGACTTTGGGCGCCCCGTAGATCAATTCCAAATATTCCGCCCAAAGCCCCAGGCCATAAATTTTCCAATAGGTTTCGTCTTGCTCCCGGAGTGCCTCGAGTTCGGCGATGTAATCCGGGTCCAGAAAAGGGTTGTCCAGATAGCTTGAATGGATCTCCTCGTACTTTTCCTGGACCATAAATTTCTCTTTGATCCACCCCGTGAAATCGCTGGGGTTGCAGCTCAGGAAAATTTGGTTGATGTCACCCGGATCCTTTGGGGCGCTCATCCGGAGTTTAACGATCCTGAAATCTTCGTAGGTAAATTCGTTCGCCTCCTCGAGGTGGACATAATTGAATTCCTGGCTTTTGATCTTTTCCGGGTTGTCGATCGAAGTGAAAAGCCAAAGGCCGCCGGTGTATGGATTCCGGAGCGTGTGTTCGCTTTTGTTATGCTCTAGAAATTGGTAGATCCCGTTCGCCTGGAGCATCCCCATGGCCATCTCGTATGTCGACATCCGCAAGGCCGGGAAGGTCTTTCTGGCTGTCAGGATCCGTTTCTTTTTTTCGGTTATAAATCGGTAAGCCAAAAGCTGAGTTATGCTGTAGCTCTTTGAAGAGCGGGCCCCGCCGACGTTGAGGATCAGGCTCTGCCGGGAGGCTGCGTTTTTATAAAAAACGTTTGTCGCTGGCCAGGCTGCCAGGTCAGGATTTCTTCCCGGGTCCGTTCGTTGCTGGGACAATCTGGATCCTCATCGGAAAATCCTGGGAAGGTATAAATTCGGTTTGGTCCTTCATGCCCAGCCAATTTTTCGCCAGGAAAATCTGGAGGGCCGGGTTCATCTTTTCCGTCGCATTTGTGAACATCGCCTGGAGGAGTTTTATATTCTTGGCCGCTTCGCCTTTTTTTAAAGCCTCCGCAAATTCCGGGTGTTCGTCCTTCCATCGGGTTATACTGTCCTCTGAAATTCCCCAAAATTGAGCCATATATTTTTGCGGTAACCCTGCTTGGGCTAGACCCTCCGCTTCAATTACGTGTTGAGCTTTAAATTTCGTCGGCCGTCCGGGCTCTCCATTTGTCTTTCCGTTTTTTTGGGGCTGGTGATTATTCTCGCCGTTCGGCTTGCTCATTTCTTTTCTCCCGCCGACTTCGGCTTGTCTTGCTCAATGGGCCAACCGTCATTCCTCCATTTTGTCCATGATATATTCATCGCCATCGTAGCTTGCTCCATTGTGATGATTCCCATTTTGACCAGTAATTTGGCAAGACCGACAATCTCATGTAAATCTTTATCTGGTTCCATTCTTTTTCTCTCCTTCCTGGGCATGGCCGAGGATGATGGCGCAAATGGACTGCCTTGCTGCATTACGCTGTTCATGGCTCATATATTTCTCCCCATCCCAAGTATCAACGGCTGTTCTGCTCATAATAAAATGCAATCGTTTTCTCTCCTCCTCGCTCGGCCCCTCAAGCGCGGTGAGGATGAAATTGATGATTTCGATGGATTGTTTATTAAGATTTTCCATCTCATCATGACGAAGAATACCTTTCTCTGCCCAATACTTACGAGTTTCCAGCCACACCCTCACCTCCTCAAGGTAATCCATGATATCCTCCCGCCGACTTCGGATCCAATATGTCCAACCAGAGCCTGAGTTTTTTCTTAATCATACTTCGGCTTACAATCCTTATGTCCTCATGCGTCCACCCAGAATATTGTTCATCAGTTCGATCAAGAAAACTTAAGATGGGAATCAAGTTATGTGTCCCCTCGCCCTTTTTCTCGCCCATGATAAGCGCAAGCCTATCTCCAATGTCATGAAGATGAATAATAATCATCATTCCCTTCTCCCAGGTATTTATTCGCCCCTTGGAAATACCATCAAATATTTTTATTTTGGAAAAAGGTGTTTTCTCACACTC